GTAGCCAGAGAAGCCAAGTCGATGGACGGACAGTTCAAGTCCTTTGGTGAATTCCTCACAACCATTGCTCCCGGAAACATAAGCAGGGGCGTTGATACTAGACTTAAGGTCCTTGGCGAAGGTCAGGGTGATCAGGGTGGTTTCCTTGTACCAGAGCAGTTCACGACGCAGTTGCTTTCATTGGCTCTCGAAAACTCAGTAATACGACCAAGAGCGTTTAGGCTTCCAATGAGTAGCCTGAACCTTTCGCTGCCGACAGTAGTGGACACGACTCATGCGTCTACAGTATTCGGTGGAGTTAGGGGTTACTGGACTCCAGAAAGTGGAAGTTATACAGCAAGTGAGCCAAGTTTCGGGCGTGTGACGCTAACAGCTAAGAAGTTGACTGCGTACACCAGTGCAGCTAACGAACTTCTCGCTGATTCAGCAATCAGCCTTGAGGCATTGTTAATGCGTCTATTCCCTGCAGCATTGTCTTACTTTGAAGACGACTCATTTATCAATGGTATTGGCGGGGGACAACCAGTTGGAATAATTAACGCTGACGCATTAATTACCGTAGCTAAAGAAACAGGTCAGGCAGCTACAACCATCGTATCTGAGAACATAGATAAAATGTATTCCAGAATGTTACCCAGCAGCAGGGCAAATGCTGTTTGGATAGCGCACCCAGACACGCTTCCTCAGATCGTGGCTCTTAGCCGATCTGTTGGTACTGGCGGTTCTGCGGTAATGATGAGCAACTTGGCAGGATCAGCCCCGGCAAGTCTTTATGGACGACCGCTTATCCTTAGTGAGAAGTGTCAGACATTAGGAACTGCTGGTGATTTGTTCTTTGTCGATCTTAGCTACTATGTCATAGGCGACAGGCAAAGTCTGTCGATGGCTAGTTCACCTCACGTTAGGTTCCAGAATGACGAGACAGTATGGAGATTTACTCAAAGAGTAGACGGTCGTCCGTGGCTTGAGTCAGCATTGACTCCAAGAAACGGTAGTAATACGCTATCGCCATTCGTGAACTTGGCAACAAGGTCATAATAAAATTGGGGAGGTGCTAAATGGCACTACAAACAGTAGAGGCTCCGGGTGGGTTAGGATTGCAGGTCTTATGTCCGCATTGTTCGAGATCGCATCCCGCAGAGGATTATCCTGCTCGGTGCAGGCGATGTGGAACAATGATGGATGGAAAGGTTAGCCAGTCCAAAGTAGAGGTTAAGCCTCTCGATCCAGCTTCAGTACCAGAATAACCTAGTAGGGCAGAAGCAAAACTTAGCTTCTGACTCAAGCAATAGGAGGGACTTATGTCTCAAAGATTAAGTGAACACGCAACGATTGATTTATTGGATTTGGCAGACATTGGCGGTACAAACGCTCAGAATAACGGCGGTTGGCTGTCGATGAAAAACTACTCCAGAGTTATGGCTTATGTAGAGATAGGCACTTGGGATTCCGGTGACGATCTGGACGAGTGCCGACTTCAGCAGGCTAGTGACTCATCTGGCACAGGTGCTAAAGACCTGACAAGTGACGCAAGTGGTGGAAACTACGATACGGACAACCCTGTTGACGCAGACGGCAATTTCGTAATTCTCGAAGCCAGAGCAGAGGACTTGGACGTAGACAATGGTTTCGATTATGTGCGCCTGTATGTGGCTGAAGGTGGAAACACTGGCGTAGATAACGTAGCAGGAGCCGTAATCAGATATGGATATGCGTATCCTAAGAAAGAACTGCAAGGTGCAGCTTCGACTGGGGCGCAGGTTTATGTCGATACTGGTACTTGATGAACTGGGCTACTGAAGTTCGGCGTATCATGAAAGAAGAAGGTGTTACTCAAGAAGTAGCAAAGGCATTGGTGGCTGCTCGGTATAGCAAGGCTATCCAGCAGCCCCAGCGCAACAAAATGATTGAAAGCCCAGCTAGGCTAAAATAGCAATGCAACAAGGGATTAACCCCGAAAAGCAAAGGAGCCATAAATGGCAAAGACAGAACTATTTGTACGCAAAACTAGCGGTGGTGTCTATGTAGTGAATCCCGAATCGCAGACAACAGGAAATATATTCTTTGTTGATAGCGGTTCATCTACTGGAGGCACAAGTGCAGGATACGGCAGTAATCCTGACGCACCATTCACCACGATAGACTCAGCAATTGGTCAATGTACTGCAAATAACGGAGATATCATTTACGTCATGGCAGGACATAGCGAAACCTTGACTGGGGCATCTGCTATCACTTGTGACGTTGCCGGAGTCACGATTATAGGGTTAGGGCGTGGAACTGCACGACCGACTCTACTCCTTGACGGTGGAGCGTCAGTCTCGATAGCAATATCAGCAGCAAACGTCCGATGGGAGAACGTCATATTCTCCGCAGGACATGCAGATATTACTGTGGCAATAGACGTATCAGCTGCGTCCGCAGAGTTCCACAAGTGTGAATGGAAAGAGAACACAACCGCTGAGAACTTCCTGACTAGTATCAGGACCAGTGCGGTTGCTAATGCTTGTGATGGACTCAGTGTTACCGAGTGTGTGGCTACTACTGTTGACACAGCAGCAGTCAACTTCATTACAGTACGAGAAGATACCGATCTTATGGTTGTGAACGACAATTTCATTGAGTTGGGCGTTAATGACAGCAACGCTATTATCGGTGTAGCGTCCGGGAAAGACCTGACATCAGTCAGGATTCTCAGAAACTATGTTTACAGACTTAATACCGCAGGCGACCTACTTGTAGACAGCGATACAACTGCTAACAGCGGATTGATAGCGCATAACCGAATAGGTCATGCTGATACAGCATCTGAAGTCCTTATTGACTGCGATGGTGTTAGGCAATTTGATAATCTTGGAACAGCAACAAATACGGCAAGCGGATACGTTTTGCCAGCGATTGACTCTTAGGAGGGTCTTAATGGTAACTGAAACAGAGCGAGAACGAACAGAAGAAGAAGTAGCCGAGGAAGAAGCTACTGAAGAAGTAGCCGAAGAAGCAGAAGAAACGTCTGAAGAAGGCGCAGAAGAGGGCGAAGAAGAATCCGAAGAAGAAGAGGAGTAATCTATGGCAGGTTCTGTAACGATTACCTATTCAAGAAACGCTTTTGTTAAATACGTTCAGTGGGCTTGGACTTCTGACGCATCAGGCGATGTTAGTGGAACTGATACTAAGGTATTGAATGGGGTTGTGTTGCGGTGGGCTACAAATCCTTCAGCAACCGCCCCATCTGCAAACTATGACATCGTTGTTAATGACGAAGATGGAATTGACATTGCAGCAGGCGGTTTGGCTAATAGACATACTTCTACATCAGAGCAAGTCCTAACAGGCGGTGATGCAAAAAACGGTGCAGCATTTGATGGTCCGCTTAGTTTAGTTGTGTCCAATGCAGGCAACACTAAGTTGGGCGTATTGAGAATGTATTATCAAGGCGAATAACGCTTATGGTAACAAGAACCACAGTTGGACTTGTAGGCGTAGGCGATGACGGCTTTGTAAGAACCGTCAGCGATCTCACCGTAACTGGCGATCTTGTAGTGTTGGGCGAAACTCGTTCCCAGACAGGTTCTGGATCAGCCTTCTGGGAAACTGCCGATGCTAATGCTCATTACTGGGCTTATGAAGTGCCGACAGGTACTTCTACACAAGTTCCTGTGATGGGCATTGGTATTGGGTTGCAGAATGTTGATCTTGGGTTATTTAATGGGATTACGCAACCCACTCTGGCAGTCCTAGACGCTGATAGAAATTCCTTTATCGCCTTAGATTTCTCGGCTGACGATGCAGCAAGGCTTCGATCTAATCAGAACATCACGATTGATCCTACAGGGAACTTGCTTGTGGGAACTGATGGTAGCGGTCACGATGTTATCTTTTATTCTGGTACGAGTGGCGATAATCTCACATGGGACGCCGATAACGAATCTCTTGATATAACTGGAACAGATGGGCAAGTATCGCTAGACGTTATAGATGGAGATGTTCGCATTACGGACAAGTTGTATTTCTATGACCACGGCGGTGGTGAATACATATATTCAAATGGAAGCAAGTTGTTTGTTTATGCAGCGGATACTGAGTTTTCCGGGAACATCATAGTCGGTGGGAATACCACTACGGTAAACAGCAC